TCCAGCTATCATTTGATATGGTAACATATTTACACCTCCTTATATGCCGGTTGAGCGTAGGTTTTGAATCCAAAGGTCATTCGTGATGCAACTTCCTTGATAGAAGGAACATCCGGCAGTATGCCGAAGCATACATGGGTCGTTGTTATACCCTGGAGGCAGGTAAATAAATCTTGCCTTACCACCGCTCTGCCAAACAACTTTATAAGCCTCTTTAGCAGAAACGAAGCAGTTAGCCACATCGTTACCAGCTAGAGAAGCATTTGGTGAAACGGAACCCTGTTCAGATACGAAGAAGCGGATGTTATTCACACCACCCCATTCTGACTGGAGAGTTTCGCTAATGTTCGGATACTGGAACTTACGAACGAAACCTTGGAGGTTGTTAAGCACAGGAATCATTCTTGTGGTCAACATACAACCATAGGCATCGCCAATGGGGCTAGTACCAATCTTCAATTCACCTGGGATCATGTTAGTGATATATTCTGCACTGTTATTCTGCAATAGAGTAACAATATCGTCAGTATCACTAAGGGCCATTTCTGTTGGTAGGTCCAATCTATTACTTTTTTGATGACTTAAACATTCAAAAATGTTAAAATTCTTAACATGATTGAGAAACACATACTTGCATATTGTGCTGGATATATAGATGGAGACGGTTGTTTTCATGTCCGAAGACAGGAAATGAATACCGGCCATATTAAATATCAAGCCAAATTTATTCTTTCTTCGACAGACACAAATATTTTGTATTTTTTTAAAGAAATATTTGGAGGAGTTGTAAGATTGAGTGGAAATAAAATTAGCACCCATAAGCCACAATACCATTTTATTTTGGAGAACAAGAATATTGAAATATTCAAAGAAGTTTTTCCTTATCTTGTCGAAAAACGAGATGAAGCTATTCTTTTCATGAATTATTTCAAAACATCTTCCAAATCCGGACGACAGCTTTTGTTTGAAGAAATGAAACAAATCAAAAATCATCAAAATCTTGTTTTTCAAATGCAAGTTGATGAATTCAAAAAAATGTCTCAAACTAAAGAATGTTCTTCTACTGATTATGCTTACCTGGCTGGTTTTATTGATGCAGAATGCAGCTTGGGAATTGCTAGAAGTAAAGATCCCAAAAGACCAAATTTTCTTTATAAAATTTATCTTCATTGCAATAATACAAAATGGCCAGTTTTCAGTTGGTTGATGCAAAGATTTGGTGGTTGTCTTCGTCTTGTAAAAAGAAAAGAACAAAACAACAAACATAATGATCAACTTTCTTGGAGAATATCTTCCAAACGCCTTGCTAAAGTCCTTCCAAAATTGATTAAATATATCAAATACAAAAAACCTGTCGCTGAAGAATTGATTAACTTTTACGAGACCACAATTTTGAACGGAGGAGATAGAAAAAGCTACCATTTCACAGAATTGTATTCTGCTATCCTTTCCCAACGTGATTTGATTTTCCATAAAGTTCATCTTTTAAATCGCAAAGGTGTTTAACTATTTAAGCGGGTGGTCATTTCTGCCACCTCTCATAGTCTCCTATGAGTTTCGACTATCGCTTCACTATTTCTAGTGTCTGACCGCCTTAGTCTGTCACGGTCCCTTTCGGGTTCCGCCTTATCGTCCGTCTGCTCACGCAGCGAGGAGTTCTAAGTCAATTAGGTCTGATTTTAAAACGGCAACATATCTACCGTTTGAGCCTCCTACTGCGTTTACTACAGAAGCGGAGCTTTCCAAACTATCTCTAACCAAAGAATCCTGAGTCTCCCTCATCGCCTGACCCAAACGGGCTGCAGCGCTATTAAGGACAGGATCTTCGTTCGTGATCGTGACTTGACGGGTCAAAACGATGTAAGTCGCGTAGACCCTGACTCTACAGTCAACATCAACACGATTCAATTGTTGTGACGGGGGATTGACCTGGGCGTCATCGAGAGGCACAGGGAATAGATCTAGACGGTCATAACGTGACTGTCTATCGATAAAGCCTTGGTTATCCGGAAGTTCAACTGGTGTTGCGAAAAGCATATGCACCAAATTACGTTCTGGAGTCGACAAGAGCTTAGCGTTATACCTCTGCTGAATTTGCGGAGGCATACTGGTTATTGAAACTGTCATTTAACACTCCGTTAACCGGAGTTAGAACGCTTGCGAGGCAAAACCCATCATTTCTTGATAAAGAGCTGTCTTATCTGAATCGGTCATTTTAAAAGCTTGAGCCATAGGACGTTTTTCAAAAGCCTGGGGCGATTGAATGGTTTTAGCATTCTTTTCTAGCTTTTGGTCTATCTCTTTGGCTCTCCTTGCTTCAGGGACCTTATCAATTAGTTTCAGTGCTTTAATGTACTTATAGGACTGAACGCCCATTTTGTACGGATCTTTTAGGTCTGCAATCGTCTGCGCTAGCTCCGGGTCTTGTTGTTCGAGGAGAGCTAGGCTATCAGCGTTGACGACATCATCGAAGTCGTTAAATTTGCTCTTGAGATTGACAAGGAAATTGGCTTGTTCTCTTTTTTGAAGAGCTTCTTCCACTTTTCTGTGAGCGATATCTTCGGCAATTTTTGATGCTTTTTTATGCACCAAGGCATTGACTTTTCCTTTTGATATGTACTCATCGTCACCAATCTGGTCAAATTCATCGACTTCTTGAGCCTTTGGGGCTTGTTGAGATGCCATAGCTAATAGCTTCTCAGTCATTTCCCGCTGTAGCTTTAGTTCTCTTTCGAGTTCTTTTTGTCTTTCGCGAGCAGCTTTCCAATTACGATCTTGGCGGTTTTCATCGTCCGCTTTTAATTGTGCTTGTTGAGCTACTAGCTCATGGTTTTCCGTCTGCTGATCAGGTGCGACCTGTGATACTTCGCTATTCTCTTGGACTTCATCCATGTTTTGTTTTTTCCTTTGCATTGGTGAGATGCGTTGCAACCGATTTTCATGCACTTGCAAGGCGTGCAGGGCCTATAAACATAAAATACTAATTAAACATTTAAATGACTAGAAAATAATTATTTTTCTTGATAGGGAAATAGAAAGGTGGATATAGTGTAAGGGATTCTCTAGTTTATGAGCATCTCCAGTAAGATTCCGCAAGGTTCTCGCGATCCTTGTTCTCCCTGTGTTGCTGTTAGTTCAGTAATACAGGGTTTTTTTATTGCATTTATTTTTCATTGATTATATGCTATTGGCAACAAACTAAAGGTTTGGGTCTCGTAAATCAAACCGCCAAGTTTAGATATTTTACGATACGTTAAGCCTCATATTTTTTAAAGATATGGGGCTTTTTTTATGAAATGAGTTTGAAGTTTAAGTTTCCATTGTCCATAGGACGATCTTTGAAGTGAGGATTCTCAATCCAATGATCACCTAGCTTATCTTTCATCAGGCCAAAATGCTCCATCTGATTGTTTTCCCATGCTATGATATCCTGAATGACATCATATTCGAAGATATCACGATTTAGTTTGATATTTTCCATTTCATGTCTCATTGGAAGATCCCAGCAATAGCGCACTTCTTTGCTATGATGGTCGTATTTGAAACAAATAGTATTGGCCTCAGGATAAGGTCTTTTCTTAAATATAGCAATCTTGCGCACTAGCGCATTTTTCATTTGATATTCCCATTTCTCAGTGACCAACACAAAAAAAGTTTGCCCTGGAAACTCTTTTCTCCCATCATCGAGAGCCGAATTAACATCATCAATGAACCCCTTGAGCATTTCATGATTGATATCCCCTATTAGCATAGATTTTGTATCAGTATTGCGTATTTCGTTAGAGATAGCTCCAACAGTCTTTCTCTTGTCGCTAAACAATGATTTATGTTCCATCAATTCCTCTTTTGTGTAAAAAAAAGAGCCCCTAACACTGTGCTAGAGGCCCTATTTGAAGATACTGTATCATGAAGCTTCGGTTATTTAGGAGTATGCAATTTTAGAGTTTGTCCGTCAACCCTCATTTTTGCCTCTTGGGCATCTTGACGATTGATTTCTGCTCTAGTCATGGTCTTCATGGTCTTCTGATCTGCCACGATAGGCCCTTTTTGCACTTCAATCTTTCTAGCCATACTAGGAATATCTCCCTTTATAGGCTTGCTTTTTCACATCGCTTGCAGCCATATTTCTATGCTGGTCTTGACGAGAAATATATTCTGTCGTTTTGCTGAAGCCTTCTTGGCTAAATGAAGCCATAGGACTTTGATAGTCTTCCACCTTAGGAGACATATCGCCTTGCTTATCGCCTAATTTACTGTAATTGCCCATTTGTTCCCCCGGGGGTTGGTTGTTCAACGGTTTTTTCTTCTGGTTGAAGCTCTTTAAGAAGCTCAACTTGTTTGGTGAGATGATCGACATCGAGACCTCTCAATTCTTTAGCTATTTTGACAAGATTAAGC